ATTATGAGTCTGCACGGCGTTTTCTGGTATTCTTTGTCTACCTTAATGATGTGGCTGTAGGTGGAGAGACAGAGTTTGTCAGTTTAGACTTGAAAGTTTCAGCTGAGTGTGGTAAAGTACTGGTGTTTCCTGCAACATGGGAATTTATCCATAGGGGAAATACACCAATAGGTCAAGACAAATATATTTTAGGGAGTTATTTGCACTATGTATAAAAAAGGATATACACCAAAGGATATAGATCACCCAGACTATTTTGGTGACTTTAGTTGGGCTAAAGTCATCGGACTAGGTTGTGTGTTTCTAGTTTTAATGTTCATCATAGGAGTATTGTTTTGAATGATTTGAAATTTACAACAGCAGGTGATTATATGAATGATGCTGAAAAGAAAAATATGGGTGATGAAACGTGGCAAACGAAAGCAAACAAAGCGGTTCCACGTTACTATTCACCAGTAGAATTATTATCTATGCGTGTAGAACGTATTGAACAAGATATTAGAAATCTTAGAAAGGAGTTGAATTTGTGAGTGAATACAAACCTATCGAGACAGTGAAACACTCTTTTGTGACTAGAGATAATGACGAATCTGGATATACAGCTATTCGTATTGACGAAGGTAAATTTAAGGGTGTAATTTATGGATATAGTGAAGTTGAAGCTAAGGAAACTCCTGAAGGGAGTCTAAGTCTTGATTTCACTATTCTGAACATCAAAAGTGAAAATGATAACCATACAATTCATAAAGAGGAGTTTGAAAAAATATGTGGAGATATTCTTGTTTCGTGTTTGGAAAAATCATTAGCAAAGGAGGAAGATTTTGAAATCATCTACAGAGATTACAATTCTGAGTCACCTACTGAACAACGAGAATTACAGTCGAAAAGTATTACCATTCCTGAAGACTGAATATTTTGAGTCCAAAGAGAACAAAGTAATATTCGATGAAATATATAATTTTTATGATAAGTATAATACACCACCTACCAAAGAAGCTCTTCTCCTAGAGGCAGAAAAAAGAAATGACCTGACAGAAGAGAACTGGAAGGATACCAAGGAGTCAATCAATGATTTTACAGCTGAAGATGTTGATGAAAAGTGGTTGGTTGATGTTACAGAGCGATATTGCAAAGATAGGGCCCTTCACCTTGCAATCCTTGAGGGAATCCACATTATTAATGGTGATGACAAGACTAGGGACACTGGTAGTCTGCCTGATATTCTATCCAGCGCTCTTTCTGTTAGTTTTGACAGCTCTGTTGGTCACGATTACATTGATGACGCCTCTAATCGCTTTGAGTTCTATCATAAGAAAGAGGAGAGAATACCTTTTGACCTTTCTTTCTTTAATGAAATTACGAAAGGTGGACTCCCAAACAAGACTCTGAATATTTGTCTTGCAGGAACAGGTGTAGGTAAGTCATTATTCATGTGTCACATGGCCGCAAACATTTTGATGCAGGGACATAATGTTCTCTATGTCACTATGGAAATGGCCGAAGAGAGAATTGCAGAAAGAATTGATGCGAATCTCATGGACCTAACTATAGACGATTTGCATTCTTTACCGAAACAGATGTTTGATAATTCAGTTGAGAAACTGAAAAGAAAAACACAAGGAACGCTTGTAATTAAGGAGTATCCTACTGCATCAGCTCATGTTGGTCATATTCGTGGACTTCTTAAAGAACTTGCTATAAAAAGACAATTCATTCCTAAGATAATCTTCATAGATTATCTAAATATTTGTGCATCATCTAGATTTAAGGCAAATGCAAATGTTGGATCGTACTTCTATATTAAATCGATTGCAGAAGAGTTGCGAGGACTTGCTGTGGAATGTGACCTACCTATCGTATCGGCTACACAAACGACTCGCTCGGGATTTACGGCTACTGATATCGGATTGGAGGATACCAGTGAGAGCTTCGGTCTACCTGCTACAGCGGATTTCATGTTTGCTCTCATCCAAACTGAAAAGTTGGAAGAACTCAATCAAATTCTCGTTAAACAACTTAAAAATCGGTACAATGACCCTACGAGGAACAAAAAGTTCGTCATTGGGATTGACCGAGCGAGAATGAAGTTATATGATTGTGAACAGGAAGAACAAGAAGATATAGTAGATTCTGGTCAAGATATCCCTGCTTTTGACAAAGCTCACCAAGTAGACACCACCGATTGGAAGTTCCAATAGTATAAATACTTTTGGTACTTTATCACATGGGAACTTGATACAACTCGCCTTTTGTCTCCTGTTCCCATTTTTACATTCAAGATATGAAAACATTTAGAGGTTGGCTGAATGAAGTTTCAGCTCAAAAAGCCACAAAAGATTTTGAGACATATATCGCAAATTTAGCGGTACTGAGTAACAAAGAAACAAATCCGTCCAAACTGAAAAAAATGGTATCTGAAAATTCAGATAAGTTTGGGGGAATTCGTCCAAAAGATATTTCTCAGGTTGTAGACTCTGTTTCCAAATTAAACAAGTTTTTTAGTGGTAAGGTATGGACAAAAGGAATTAACGCTAACTTTGAGAGAGGACTGCATAAAGGAATTTATGGAAAAAGGTCTGAAGCTAAAGCTGATATAATTTTAACTTCTGGTGGGACCAAGTATGGAATTTCAATAAAAAAGAAGGGTGATATCGTAGTAGCGTCTTCTCAAGACCCAGATGAATTTGAAAATATATTTTGGTCCGCCCTGAAGAAATGTAAAGATGACAATAAGATTGATATGTCAACGAATGAAAGTTGGTCTAAAGTGATAGGAGAAGTTGAGAATGCAGTAATCAATATGAGGGATAATGTTATAGGACAGACAAAATCCAGAATTCTAAGTCCAGATTGGTTTAATAAGTTGAAGGCAGGAAAGAAAAATGAAACTCCCGAAGAACAACAAAAAAGGAAGCAATTTTTTGATGATTTTGAAAAATTTATAGAAGAACAAAATAAAACCATATCTGAGGATTATGAAGAAACAAGAACTGTAATTGCGAAAGAGGGTGCTAAGATTATAAATGAAAAATTAGGTCAGAATGATACTCTTAGAGAATATGTCATATGGGAAGCCTTATCAGCAATATTAAAATACGAAGGAAAGTTACCTGCAGCTACACACATATTATCACCCGATGGATGTCATGATATATCTAATCCAAATTCAAATTACGTAAAAAAAGTTGCGAAAGTTGCTAACATAAACATTAGAGGAATGGTTCATGGGGCTATGAGAAGTGGTAAAGAATCAGCTATGAAACCCATTGTCAAGAAGTTATTTGCAGGAGAAACCATAGATATGGCGTCACTTTATGATGATATGAGAGGAATGGATATGTCTATGAAAATAGATTTAAAAGCCAAAGATATGCAACAACTAGACAATCATTTCTCTATGATGCATGGTCAAGAATTGAGTGAAGGAATTATTTCAAATATAATTGACAAAATTAAAGGATTATGGAATTCATTCAAATCTAAGATTATGTCAAAGATAGAATCTATGAAAGAGGCGGTATCAAATGTTTTAAATATTTTTTCAAAAATGAAAGCCGCAACATTACTTGATATTATCAAATTTAATAAACCAAAAGTTTCAGGTTCTATAAAAATACCTTAAATTATGCTCAATTACAGAGATTATCTTACAGAAGCTGCAGGAAAGAATCTTCATCTTGAACATATTGAAGATGAAATCCTAAATAATGGTATAGAGGGTGCAAGAGCATCTATTAGATTTATTCAGTCACTTAGAGATATGCTTGCAGGTAATTCAAAGTCTCAAGTGAACATGACTGTCAAATGGGATGGAGCTCCTGCAATCTTTGCTGGTATTGACCCATCAGATGGTAAGTTTTTTGTAGGGAAAAAAGGAGTATTTAACAAGACACCATTACTCTACAAAAAGCAATCAGACATTGATCTTGGAGGTTATCTAGGAGAAGTCTTCAGTACTGCATTGAAAGAGTTACCTAGTTTGGGAATCAAAAAAGTCTTACAAGGAGATTTACTTTTCCTCAAGTCTACTTTAGGTTCAGAAATAGATGGACATCATACATTTCAACCAAACACAATACTCTATGCAGTTCCTAAAGATTCTGATGTTGGTAGAAAGGTATCTAGAGCTAAAATCGGTATAGTTTGGCATACATCATATTCAGGGGATACTCTTGAATCTATGACTGCATCATTTGGAAATGTACAAAAACTCAAAGAGGTTCCAAATGTATGGCACACTGATGCAGATTACAAAGATTTGTCTGGGACTGCAAAATTTACCGCAGCTGAGACAACTGCAATAACAAAAGACCTTTCAGAAGCTGGTAAAGCTTTGAGAAGGGTGGATACTAAAAAATTAAACGAATGGAAGTTGTTACAAAAGTCACTTCCACCAGCTGCATATTGGAAGACATGGCAGAACTCTCTCATTCGTGGTAATGTACAAGAAATATATCGAAATCCAAGAAAAATGATTTCGGAGTATTTCAAGTTTGTACACGAAGCTTTTGTGAAAATTTCATCGACCAAAAAGACAGAAAAATCTCAAAAGCAATGGATGAATCGAAAAGAACAGTTTTTCAAAGAACTGCGGCGACATACTTCAAATATGGTTGCCATATCTACCTTCATGATGCATATAGTAGACGCTAAAAATAAGATAGTAAAAAAGTTAAACAGTATAAAACAGTTAGGAATTAGTACTTTTGTAAAGACTAAAGACGGATTTAAAGTAACATCACCAGAAGGGTATGTTGTCGCAGATAGTGAACAAAACGCTGTCAAATTAATAGATAGGTTGGAGTTTTCTTTTAACAACTTCACCGCCATAAAAAATTGGGACAAATAGGAGTCAAATGAGATATTCAAAAAGTTGGACTGAAGCATTACGAGAAGTCCAAGAACAAGTTGGTGTTCGCAAAGTTGACTTTGCAGATGGAGTCACACCAGACATAGAACCAGACATAGAGGAAGCTAAAATTCCAGAAGGGTTAAGTAAAGAGGGAGCTGCAGAATTCATGGCAGCTGCATCTGCGGCCAAAAAGGCAGGAAAGAAAACTTTTAAGTTCGGAGATAAAGAATATCCTGTTACTATCAAAGTGGATATCCCTACTTCAAAAAAAGAAGAGACAGAACTTGACGAGAAGATGTTCTCTGGAAAAGGTGAATTTGAGGTCAAATATGCATCCTCAAAGAAAGGTCCAATCAAAGTCAGTAAATTTAATACTTTGAAAGATGCTCAGAAATTCCTTGCACAAGTCAAGGGAGAAGGAATGAATGGAATCATTTCCAAGGGCGGTAAACCTGTCAAAGAAGATGAGGACTTAGAAAAAGTTGCAAAAGAATTGGAGAAAGCTTCTCAGACACATCTTGGTCAATCAAAAAGAGTTCAAAAACATCTTGACAAAATGAACAAGATGAAAGAAGACCATCACGAAAAGGATGCAAACGGAGAACCGATTCCACATGATGATGAAGAAGATACTAGTGAAGCTTATACTATGCATAAGGGAATGAAGGTTAAGAATGTTCCCCGATCCGCTGGTAAAGATGCGAAGAAAGATAATGAGGCAAGACGAGCCGCTCAACGGAAAAGGTTAGGTCTTGAAGATGTTGAGATTGATGAAAAGAAAGGTATGCTTCCACGCCCAGGAGCTGGAGCCTATAAAACTCCAGAACAAAGAAAGAAAGATGCCGAGGTAAAGAAGAGACTGAAGATGTTTAAAAGTCTCAGAAAAAAAGAAGAGGTTGATGAGAGTCTTGCGTTACAAATGAAGATGGCAGCTGATGACATAGAAACCTATGCAAAAAAACATGGGGGTATAGACAAAAAAGATATGATGAAAGTTGCCTCTATGTTGAAAAAGGGCGACAAAAGGGGTGCATTGAAATATGCTAAAAATTTGGATACAGACCCAAGAGACTACCTTTTGAAGACGATGGGAGAAGAAGTTGAGATTGACGAAAAGAAATCTGACTATGAAGACCAAATTAAAGCATTCTTGGCAAAAGGTGGTACAATCCAAAAAGGTAATAGACTCAATAAACAGAAAATTGACAAAGTTACGAAGGGTTTCCTGAAAAAGTATGGTGTAATGAAAAAGAAGGAAGCTGACCTAGATGCGAAGGACAAAGAAGAACTTGAGAAGATGATGGGTGAAGAATCTATTAGTGAGAAAAGAGGTTCCGATTACGAACTCTATCACAAGACATTCTCAGGTGCAATGCAGCACGCATACGCTCACGCAAAGAAAAAAGGATTTACAGTAGACCCAGATGAGATTGATAACAAAGTCGCAACTGGACCTAAGAAACCATCGGCAGGAAAAACAAACCGATACATTCTGGGAACAGATAAAAAACAGAAAGTCCATATTCAAGTTGCAAATTTAGACAACAAGAGATATGAACTCAATATGTACATTGAGGAAGTTACCTTTGAGGGAACTGATACAGACGAAGCTATTAACGCTATTAACGAAGCTCTTTCCCTCACACAGAGAAAGAAGAAAGCTAGGCAAATGAGAATTTTGTCTAAGAAAGCTTCAACTCAAAGAAAAAAGGAGATGAATAAAAAACGTGCAATGCCTCTTGATAAAGCTTTACAAAAGGGACAGAAACAAGCACGTAAGATGGTGATGCAAAAAGTTGCTGGTAAAGGTAAAAATATTGCAAACTTATCTCCAGTTGAGAAAGAAAGACTTGAAACTAAAACGGATAGTCGTATTTCCAAGATGGGTCCAAAGTATAAGAACCTTGCAAAGAGATTTGCAAAACAAATTGTCAAAAAACATAATCAAGCAAAAGCGGACGCTAAGAAAAAAGAGTCATGAAAGGATTCGGTCAGTTTGTAGAAGCTAAAAGTAAAACAGCTGTTTTTACTTTTGGTAGATTCAATCCACCAACAATTGGACACCAAAAGCTTCTACAAGCGGTTTTAAAGACAGCAAAGAGAGAGGGGGGTAAACCTCTTATATTTGGCAGTCAGTCTCAGGATAGTAAAAAGAATCCTTTGTCCTACAAGACAAAGATGAAATATCTAGCCAAGATGTTTCCAAAAGAGATGAGAGGTCAAAGTCTAGCTGGAGAACTTAAAACCGCAATAGACATTGCTGTAAAATTAAATGACTATGACCGATTGGTTATGGTTGTTGGTAGTGACAGGGTAAGTGACTTTGAGAGTCTTCTTACAAAATACAATGGAGTTGAAGCTCGTCACGGATTCTACGAGTATTCAGAGATAAAGGTAATTAGTGCTGGAGAACGAGATCCAGATGCAGAAGGTGTTACAGGAATGTCTGCATCGAAGATGAGAGCTGCAGCTGGTAGCGGGGATTACGAGTCGTTCAAGTTGGGGTTACCAAAAGGATATGATGGTACTCAACTTTTTAATGATGTGCGAAAAGGTATGGGTATAAACAGAGAAATAAAACCAGATAAACCTGTAGCAGAAATGAATGATTCAGAATTTAAACGTGAACAATATTTTCAGAATCTTATTTTTACAATAGGAGAATGGGTTGAAGATATAAAAACAGGAATACAGGGAGAGGTCGTTAAACGTGGAACAAACTACGTAACCATAGTACAGGAAGATTTTTCTTTACATAAGGTATGGTTAGAAAATGCAAAACCCATTAAAGAACAAAAGAACAAACTTCCAGATGCTATACATTTTGTGAAGAACAGAAATCTTTGGGAAAAATATAGAAGAGAATCTTATCTTGCAGGAACAACTGAGTATGTAAAACATACAAAAAAGATAACTCCTGGCGAAACGATGAAGGTCAAGTACAAAAGTATATACCAAGAATCTTTATCTAAGTTTGCATCGAAGTTTAAGATACCCATGAATGTTGCTGGAGCCATTTTTAAGAAGATGGTAGACAATGGTTTAGACCCATTGAAAATCCAGAACTACAGTTCCCTTCTCACCACATATATGAATCTTATGGATGAGAAGATTAGAGAGGTTGCTCCGCCTGGGAAGGAGAAAGTAGTTAAAGCGTTGAAGAAAAAATTTGATGACCCATCAGCACCTTATGCGATTGCATGGGCTCAATATAACAAGGAGAAAGGAAATGAGTAACGAACACGAAGAAGCTTTGAAAATGAATGCATATATGAATACTCTTTCAAAAAACCGCTCGGTAAATCTTTGGGCAGAAGCGAAAGAGGGAGAGAATCCTGAGCCTGTGTCTGGTAAAAAGACACTTACAAAGAAACCTCAAGATACTGTAGTGATAAATCCAGAAAACGAAGCATGAAAACTCTAGAACACTTTCTATACGAACAAGAAATAAAAAAAAGATTACCACACGTATATCTTGATATGGATGGTGTTCTGGTGAACCTTGAAAAAGGTGCCATGCAAGTTCATGGTAAACCACTATCACAAGTTCCAAAACCCATGAAGTGGGAGAAAATTTCAAAAGTCGAAAATTTCTGGAGAGATTTGGAATGGATGCCTGGGGCCAAGAAACTTTGGAATTTTCTAAAGCCTTATGGTCCAAGTATCATGTCTGCGTATGCTAGGTCGGAACCAAACTCTGCGAAGGGAAAAGAGGATTGGTTGAAGAAAAACGTAGAGCCCATGCCAAGGGCAAGAATAAATCTGGTCGTTAGGTCAGATAAAAAAAGATTTGCAAAAGATGGAAGAACACAAACCCCAAATGTTTTAGTTGATGACCATACTAAAAATATTAGAGAATGGGAAGCGATGGGTGGTATTGGTATTCACCATACGAGTGCAGAGAGAACAATTGCGAAACTCAAAGAACTTGGTTTTGCATAAATATTAACATCAAATTACATAGGAGATAACTATGGCCTTATGGGGAAAAGCGCATGCTTCGGCAGACAATAAACCGAAGTATTTGCCAGATAATACAAATAGTGATTATGATATGCATGATGCATATGCAACAAATTCTGGTTGGGTGATGAAAGCTGGGTCAAAAGCCACAGGAAACGGAAACACTTCAGCAGCTCCAGAAGTTTTAGTTGCAATTAGAGGACTTGCAGGAACAACTGCAACAACTGGATTGAGACTTCCAACAATGACTAAGTTTAGAGTAACTAAAAAAGTCGATCATGGAACAGCAAACAATATTGAGTTTGAGATTTCATTTGACGAACAAGTTGAAGTCAAGACAGGTGGAACTGCTGCAACAATTGCTCTGGATGCTCTTTCGGGTGCCAGTGATGATGTGACAGCTACATTAATTTCACTTGATGGAGTTGCATTTGCTGTAGGAAAAAAAGGAAGTACATTGTTGTTCAGAGCAACGAGTAATGCCGCTACAACATACAGAATTCTTGATAACGTAACTATGACTGACCCAGACATGAAAGATGCACTTTCAGGTCAGGATTTAGATGCAGCTGGAATTACTTTTTCTGCCGCAACTAAGACTGCAATTGACTACGAAGATATTGTCATTGCATAATTGATCTAGAGTCCCTAGAGTAGAATTCCCCCCGATTTAGGGGGGTTCACATAATTTTTAAGGAGATAAAATGGCAGATAAAAAAATAACTGCTTTAACATCATTGACATCAACGCAAAAGGCCGCATCGGTTGATTTGCTACATATTATAGATTTTAGTTCATCGCCTGTAAACAAAAAGATTACAGTCGCAGACCTTTTCGCAAGAGCCGATACAGACATTTCATCTATCGGAGCTACTACACTTGATATTGGACCAGCTACTACCAAGTCAGCTTTAAAGGTAAATAGTCCATCTACTAATCCTGCAGCTACTATGTCAGGAACAGTAAACACTTCTGGTTTAGCTAGTGGGGTTTATGAAGTTACAGTAACAAACTCTGGTGCGTTTACTGTAGTTGCTGGTGGAACAACGTATACAATCACAGCTACAAGTCATGGATTTGCAACTGGCGCTTTAGTCAACATCTCAGTTACAGGAACAACTGCAACGATTACTAGAGAATCAGAAGTTGTGGTCAACGAGAATGGAGATCAGTTTGTTGACTTTAGAGTTGAGTCTAGTCTGAACGATAAAGCAATTCATGTAGATGCATCCGTTGATTCAGGTGCAGGAAACTCAAACACAGTTACCATCAATGGTGGAGCTATTGCAAATACTAAAAAAGTAGATTTTAAAGTTAATAGTTCTGTTGGAGTCTTAGCGCATTATGATTCAACTGACCACGCAATCGGTATTGGTACAGCTACACCAAGTGGTAATTTTATGATGGATGTGGTTGCAGATGCAACAACTGGTGGTTCAATCAATATGGCTGGATGGATGAGTTTTAGTGGTTCTGATGTAGTAGACTCTGCAACAGCTGGACAGACTGCATCAGCTGATACTCCAGTTACAAGAGTTACATTATCTACTGGAACATCTAATACTTTAAATTTACCAACAACTGATGTTTATCAAGGACAGATAAAATATATTGTGTGTAATGTAGAGTCTGGTGTAGGAACTCTTGCTTTACAGACAACAAATAGGGTTCCAACTACTTCAATGTCTTTTCAAGATATTGGAGACTCTGTAACTCTGATGTGGGACGCTACTGCCAGTAAATGGATTGTTCTTGGAGTAATTGGAATGACCACAGGCTTGGCATAATATTTAACCTTATATAATGGAGACATTATGGACCTTAATCGTGAAACGATTACAAATAGAAAAGAAGCTATACAAGGTGATATAGTAAAACTAAGAGAGACAATCTCTCAACTAGACACTAAGAGACAAGAATTGATTAACAATTTGAATGCACTTTCTGGTGCAGAACAACAATGTGACCATTTCTTGTCTCTCATGGAAGAACAGGAAAACGATGAAGACATTCAAGCAACATCTGATTGAAGGTAGTGGATACTCTTCAACTGAACAGGGGTATGAAGATTACGATACTTCTCCTCATATGGAAAATGCTGTTGATGCATTGAATTCATATGTGGGTAGTATCGGAATGAGGGATGTATTGAATCCCACACTCGCTGTTCATCGTTTACAAACACAACTCCATAAGTTTGGATATCATTTTGAGATGAATGCTCTAGACAAAGAGGGAACAACAATGCTCCCTCTCAAGTATGGTTCTGGAACATTTCATGTTGAAAGAGGTGAAAATCCAATGGGAGAGTTTGTAGAGGAAGACGGAATATCAAATCATATTGAAGGTGGCATCTCTCTGATGGTGACAGTCACTCCAACTCGTAATGGTAAATCAATGGTTGAGGCTGAAATTGTAAGAAATAGGGATATGTCAGATACGGAGTAATCCTTGTTTGACACTCTGACAAAAGACAATATAATTCTGTATGCTATAAAGCATTATCAGAATCCCTCTTGTCAGGGCATGGAAGAGTTTTATGATGACATGAAACGCTTCAAATATATCAAGAGACTATTTCGTAAGTACAAAGAAACTGGTGAGTTGAAAGAAAGACTACTACTTAACCATATCATTGTACTATACAATTTATTTGGAGCTGACGCTGCATCTACTCTACTCTTCTTTAAGATAGAGGCAGAGTATTGGTCTGCACTTAAAAGTTTCCTTGAGTTTCTGAATATGATGCCAGAAAACGATTTAAAACATATAAAGTCTGATACGATAGTAAAGGAAAAATTGAAACAGTTATGAGGATTCTCAAGGAAAATCGTGCTATTGACTTATTTGTTGTTTATAGGTTTCTCAAGTTGTTAGTGACTCCTTGGGATAAACAAGAGGCCTTTAAACAAGGAATAATCGACAAGAATGGTAAACTACTAAAGAAATCAAGACAGTTGAAGACAGATGATGAGAAATCATCATTTACTCTGTTACATCGTTTGGTTTTCAATTGTAAACGAATCATGAGTAAGATTCCTCTGGTTCGTACACAATTAGGAACATATGCAACTGCTCTCTTTCTTCTAAAAGAACATTATCATATCAAGGTTGATGAACGTAGGGTTACTAGATACCTTATGGAAAACAACATGATAAACTTTGATAATGTCATAAACGAAGATGTGATGGGATTTGGTAATCTGTTACCAGCTGGAACATACAAGTTAAAGGATTTGGTTACTGCCGAAGATGACGAAATAGGTGCCAAAAAAGGAGATGTAGTCATTGCTCATGAAGACACTCCACCTAGCGATAGAGTCTTGGGTGTAGACATTTTTCCAGTAATACATAAAAATACAAGTAAAAAGATTTACGTATCTTTGGAGGATATTCAATGATAGAGATTATTGTAGAAGCTGAGATGACAGCTAGTGGTGGAGGAATAGATTTTGCACCTAACATGGGTAAAAAGAAAAAGAGAAAGTACGAAACTTTCAAGGTTTCTGATAACGTGTTTTCTAGGTTTCGTAATGGTAAAACAAAGTTTGAGAGGTGGTCCAAGTATCTAGATCTTTCAGATTCTTCCCAGAAAAAGATATATGACTATGCAAGAAAACATCATAATGGTGTAATCGTTCTACAAAACGCTACAACTGGTGCAGTAAGAGGTATTCGGTTCAATAGAACTGGTGGTGGACAATGGGGTAGATTTGCGAAACTAAAAGAACAGGTTCTCAATAAGACAGAAGAGTTTACCACACTTGATGAAGATGTTTTAGATATGCTCAGAAGTATTGTAAAACAAAAACAAGCACAGAGAGTAAAATTTAAAGACAAGAAAACAGCTACTGTAGATATGTTTACTGCAAGTGCCATGACAAAAGTGTATGATGCTTTGAATAAGGACAATCAAACCAAATTCAAAGATATGATTAATAAGGACAAAAAAAGTTTTATGGCAATGCAGGCATTTGCTATGAAAAGTGTTAAATGAATGTAGAAGCTGAAATTGCAGTGCTCAAAGAACAGATTAAACAAATATCGGAATCTTTTGAGGGACACGTTAATCAAAACAGAGAAGACTTTAAGGAGGTACATTCCAGAATGTCTACAATGAAAAGAGAAATCTCTGAGGAAA